AGCGGCTTCGTGCGAGAACTCCTGCCCCTTGTCCTCGCCAATCAGCCTCTCGGCCTTCTGGTGGATCAGATCCACCAACTCCGACTTCTGGGCGTCGCTGAACACGCCATCTCCGTGCCGCTTGTCCACAAGGCTGCGGTGGGCATCGAGCATGTCGAACGTCGTGGCCCTGCTGATCGCCAGGCGGGCCTTGCCCATCGGATCCTCGGGCACGACGGGGGACGCTGCCGTCACCTTGATGACGCTGGGCGTCGGCTCGCTGACAGCCGGCGTCTGGTAGTCCTGGGCCTCCTCGGCCGTCACAAGGCCACGCAGGGCGTCAGCGAAGGCATTCCGCAGGGCAAAGCCCCGTGCTCTCAGCCCAAGCATGCGGCTCGGGTACTGGGACCATGGTCCCGACTTGCCCCACAGGCTCGCCTTCTTGGCGTCGGCCACGGAGAACTTGGCGACCGTCGGCTGCGGGTAGCCACGCCGCTGGACCTCACAGACGGCGGTGAGGTTGTCGCCGTCGCCCTCGGTGTACTCGCGGACGTAGAGGCACTGGGAGCTCGACTGCACCAGGGCCAGGGCGGCGTCGCCCCAGATCGTCGGCCTGCCGTTGATGACGGCGATCGACTGGAGCGACTGCATCGGTGACAGCCCGACTTCACTGCCGTGCTGGATGGCGAGAAGGCAGGACTCGGCCTTGCCCTTAAAGTCCTTGGGCGCGAAGTCCGACTGGCTCACCATCTTGGCAAACCGGAAGGCGTCGTCGAACGATTGCAGGGCCAAGCCGCCGGCCCGTTGCGTGCTGATTTCTGTGCTCATCTGTCATGTCCTTCGTAAGAAAAACTGGGTTGGTTTTCTGGAAAAACCCGCTCCGCGTCCTGCTCGGCGGGGTGTCGTTGCGTCCGTGCTGCTGGGGCTCCGCCCCACTCCTTCCACCGAATAGATCCTCCGTCCGGTGGTCCTGTACGTCTGTGAAGTTCGTCGCCTAATAGGATGCCGAAGTCCGATTGCCGAAGGGGGGAAACCTAACCCCTGTCGGGGGGGCATCAACCCCTATGCAATTTTCGCCGTAATTCCTGCGGTCAGAACGGGACGATCTGCTCCGCCGTCACCGCGTGGTGCTCGTTGCCGCGGTCAGGGACATGCCGCCGAACGTGGTAGGTGTCCTCGGTCAGCACCTCGACCACGACGCCGGCCAGCGTGCGGCCCTTGTCGATCCACCGAATGCGGTCGCCGACTGCGTAGGTCGTGACCAGCTTGCCGTCGATGAGCCGGGTCGTGCCGCCCGAGACGGTGTGCTCGGGCATGGCAGCGACGGCGGCGACGTACTCGTTGTGATGCGGGTCCATGGTAGGGGTCTCCTTCGTGTGGCGGGTTAGTGTACGGGCGAACAGTTCAAGGTCAAGCGGTCCAGTTTGGATATCGTCAGTTGGGCTATGGTGTATCGTCAGTTCGTCAGGGTGTCAACGGGGGAAAATGCCGGCCAGGCTAGCCAGAAGCTCGAGCAAGTCGTGAACGGCTCGGGCGGCCGGCGAATCGGTGCCGAGCTCTTGGCCGATGCGGACCAGGACGAGTGCGGGCATGAGGTTTGAAATCCGGTGCATGGTCAGCCCTCCAGCCCGAGCATGCGAAGCGTGACCGCAGCCGGTGCTACGTCGCACGGGCTGACCAGCCAGCGGTAGGCTGAGCCTGTTGGGTGCATCGAGGGCGGCAGGACGCTTTGGGCCGGCTTGCCGCCAATGCGGATTTCGGCCCCGCCCACCTTCTTCCACCCGATCGGCGGCAGCGTAGCGTCCAGCCTGAACAGCCGGTGTTCGCCCCTGCCGCTGGCCCAGGTCGGCGTCCGGATGTCCAGCAGGCCCATCCTGGCCAGTGCCAGCCGTCCGACCTCATCGTCATACTCCACGTCGATGATGTTGCCAGTGCCCAGCAAAAGCCCAAGGTTGCTGCCGGCGGACAGCCAGCCGTCGATCACGTCGGCGATGCTCGAGGCGAGCGTGTGCCAGGCGTTTCCGAGGGGCCGCTTTCCGTTGCTGGCCAGCTGCACGAACTGGCATCCGAGCGTGGCGAGTGCGTGAAGGTCACCGGTCATTTGCCGTCTCCTTTGCGACGAGGGTGGCGACTTCTGCCGCCGTGGCCCAGCCGGCCGCGTCCCACACGCTGCCGATGCTGTCGATGGTCCAGAGCTTGTAGACACGCACGTCGGGGCGGTACTTGCCGTCTACCTCACTGCCGTGGCAGTAGACGTGCAGGTCTTGCCGGCCGACCCAGCGGCACTCGCCAGGCTGCATGTCGGTGATCGTCCGTAGGTGCTTCACCGTTCGTCTCCGGTTCGCGTTGCGTCAGGTCTCATGTGCCTGACTGACGTACTCTAGGCTATCGTCAGTTGGGTTGCAAGGGGTGAGCAAAGATTTTTTTGGGTGCGGTGTCGCCGCTGAAAACGCTACTTCCGGCGAGCGGCGGCCTTCTTCGGCTTGGCCCGGCTGGACGCCGGCCGCTTGGCGAGGTGCTTCTTGCCGACCGACCGGGTGCTCAGGTCCGCAGTGGCGGCCTTGGCGGCCTGCACCGGGATGAGCCAGACCCGCTTTCCAAAGCGTCGAGCACCAGGCAGCTTGCCTTCGCCGAGGAGATGGCGGATCCAGCCCTCGGTGCAGCCCATCACGTCCACGGCTTCCGCCACGGTGAGGTATTCGCCGCCGTCGATTTTCTGTGCCATTGCGATCATTGCCCCAATACTACGCCCAAGCGGTAGTTAGTCAACCAATCCCTACCTCCCAACCACCCAACTTGCCCCGGCCAGCCGGCCCTCCGTAGGATCGACTGGCGGGGAAGTTTCAACGGAGAGGGCTCCGTTAAACATCTGTACACTAGGGAGGAAGGAGGTGCCCGATGACGCTGAGAGAACTGCTCGAGCGGTACGGATTGCTCATGAATCTGTCCGATCGGTCGATGACGCTCTACGGTCACACGCTCGACAAGTTCGCTGAGTTCCTCGGCCGCGAGCCGCTGATCACGGATCTGGAGGACGTGGCCGTGTCCAAGTTCTTGCGGTGGCGGGCCACGAATCCCTGCCGGGGGCGCGTGGTCAGCCCGCACACCGTGGCCAAGGACCGCAGCCAGTTGCTGGCGATCTGGACCTGGGCCTGCAAAAAGAAGTTGCACCCCGGCGAATGGCCGGGACTGCCACGCCAGAAGCGGGTGCGGAGGACGCCGACCGCCTACACGCTGGACGAGATGAGCCGCCTGGTCCGAGCCGCCAAAGCCCGCCGAGGGGCAATGTCCGGCGTGCCGTCGGCTTGGTGGTGGAGCACGCTCCTCCAGTCCGCATGGCAGACAGGCGAGCGGATTGGAGCCCTGTTGGATCTGCGGTGGCGCGAGGTGGACACGTCGCAGGGGCGGCTCGTATTCCTCGCCGAGACCCGCAAGGGCCGCGAGCGTGATCTCGTTGCCCCGATCACCGCTGCCCTTGCCGCTGAACTGGAAACCCGGCGAGGCCCGCCAGACGCCCTAGTGTGGCCCAGGACGGGCCATCCGCTGTCGCACTACGCCAGCATGCGTTTGCTCTGCCAAGCGGCAGGCGTGCCCTCCAGGGCGTTCCACGCGATCCGCAAGGCGTCGGCCTCTTACGTCGCCGCTGCCGGGGGGGATGCCACGGCCCACCTCGGCCACGCTGATCCGGCGATGACCCGTGGACACTACCTCGATCCGCGGATCACGGAGACGCACAGGGGGCTCGACTTCCTGCCGCCGCTGGACCTTGAAGGCCCGCCGAAGGACGGGGGCAGACCGGCAGCGTGACCGAGCAAGCGGGGAGGCGGCAACGTGGAGGAGGACACGTCGTCGCCTGCAACCCGCCGCCCGGTCAGTCTCCGCGAATCTTGCACAGGCAGGGCCGCTCGACCTGTTGAGCCGATGCCACCTGCAGCCGGCGGACCTCGGCCAGCAGCCGCATGACATGGGCCGCGAGCGTGCCGCTGGTCCCGGTGTACGCACCGCTGAACCGGCGGGCGTCCTGCTCGCACTGGGCTAGGTAGGCGTCGGCGAGTGGCTCAGGCACGTCGGCACTCCTGGTGGCAGGCCGCGTACCCCGCGATATCGATTGCAGCGTCGTCGGTGGCTTGGCCCGTGCCCAGCTGGCGGGCGATCTTGTCCAAGACCATGACGAGAGCCCAGTCCGCCGCGGTGAACGTCGTGCCGAACGCCGCGTTCACCAGCGACGCCGTGCGGCCGAAATGCTCGACCGGCGGCCCGTACTTACCGTGCCGGTCTCGGATCGTGGCGATCGCGTCCCGCAGCGTCTGCTCTGCCGGAGTGACGGGCTGGAAGCCCGGCTCCCACTCGGCGTAGGTCTCGCTCAGGACCGA